TCATAGAACAGCAAATAACCACGGTCGAAGAAATAGTTTACCTAAATCTAACAGATCCTACTCAAATAGATTTGATAGAAGAAATTATTGAATACAACGATATTAAAATTGATGATGCGGGAAAAGCAGAGTTTATTCCTATTGAGCCACCAAAAGAAGAGATTACTTATGAAACTGTCGAAGTGGAAATGGATGTGAAAATAGAAGACATGGAACCAGAAATGGAATCTATGGAAGAAGAAATAAAAGCTGAAATAGAGATCGTTGAGGAGCCTGTTGAAGAAATTGTCGTAGAAGCAGTTGAGGAAGAATCTCCTGTAGAAGAAGTAAAGGAAGAAACAAAAGAAGAACCAACAGCAAAAGAAAAAGCAGCAACTAAAATTGTCAAAGAAATCGACGACAAAGAAAGATATGATGATACTGCTCAGACCAAAACCCTAATCGTTATGCAGATACTAGGAGATACTAAAACCTTTTTTAATACACAATCAACAATCGTTGATACAGATATTAATGACTATTTATCTGTTACAATTGAAGATCAATATGGTATGTTGTTTGATATGGCGCAGGAAAATACTATTCAGGAGATGATCAATGCCCAGTATTGAGTATCAGGGGATGAAGTTCAGTGGAGGTAAATTCTTCATTATCTTATCCTTAATAGGTGCAATTATCGGTGGTGGTTGGACTGGTTACAAGTTCTACGATGACTATTTAGATATGAAAGCTAAAATAGAAGAATATACAGCACCTGATCTATCATCTTACGACGAACAAATAGCGGTTTTGAAAACAGAAATAGACTCTATTCTTGATGAAATTACTCTAGTGGCGGATGTTGCAAAAGATTTAAAGAACGACATGAAGACTGATCTGAGGTCCATGAATAATGATATCAGACACATTACAGAAATAGTCAATGACATTGAAGACAGGCAAAAAGAAGATACAAGAGAAATATTCGATGAATTAAAAATCATTGAAAATGAACTAAACTTAAGTATAAATAAAGCATTAAACAATCCTTTAAACGGTATGAGCGCTAAACAATGATAGACAAAATAAAAGACTGGGGAAATCTAGCTACTAGATGGATCATTTTATTTGCCGTTATCGTGATTGCGTGGACTAATTTAGAAAATAGAGTAACTAACTTAGAAGCAGATACAGTAGGAACCCCTACACTATTACTTGAAATTAAACAGGATTTAGCTGTCATCAAAAATGATATTTCTTGGTTAAAAGAAAATATGCCCAATAATGACAATCAGTAGATCTCAAATGGCTAAGCAAATAGCCAACCCACCCTCTAAAAAGATAAGAAAAAAGAAACCAAAAAAGAGAAAAACAAAGTAGAATTTTCTAGAAGGTTTTGATACATTGTGCCTTAAGCACAAAGGAGTCTATGATGGCAGCAAATTGTAAGAAAAAAACCTACATGAAAACAGGTGGCAAATCTCCCGTTAAAATGATGAAGGGTGGAATGGTCAAGGGTTATATGTATGGTGGTTCTGTTAAGAAAATGAAAAAATAATGGCAACTTCGGGAACAACTGATTTCAATCTAAGTATTGATGACGCTATAGAAGAGGCATATGAGAGATGTGGTCTTCAAACTCGTACTGGATATGATATACACTCTGCTAGACGTGTTCTTAATATCATGTTTGCTGAATGGGCAAACCGCGGCATTAATGTTTGGACAATCAAACAAAGAACAGCGACTATTTCGGCAAATGATCAAAGCAACACTGCTGATTTTGCTTCTGATATCGTTGATGTTTTGGATGTTGTTGTTCGAGATGGAACTACTGATTACACCGTGGATAAAATCAGTAGAGCTGAATACTTAAATACTCCCGTTAAATCGACAACAGGAAGACCTACTCAGTTCTTTTTTGACGGTCAGATTAATCCAGTCATGTATTTTTATCCCGCAGCGGATCAAGCATATACGATTGTGTATAATGCTTTGACAAGAATACAAGATGCCGGCTCATACACGAACACGACCGATTTACCTTTTAGATTTTATCCTTGTTTAGTAGCAGGACTTGCATATTACATTGCAATGAAAAAAGCTCCTGAACGTATGGCAGATTTAAAATTTGAATATGAAGATGTTTGGAAAAGAGCAGCAGATACTGACGGTGGTAGAGATAGTGTATTTTTAACACCACAAAATTATTTCGTAGGTTCATAATGGCAAGATACGCAACAGGTAAATATTCTCAGAGAATTTCTGATCGATCAGGTGCTGCATTTCCCTACAAAGAAATGGTCAAAGAATGGAACGGTTCCATTGTTCATGTTTCAGAATTCGAAGCCAAACACCCACAATTAATTCAAACAAAAAAACAATTAGCTGATCCTGAAGCTATTCAAATGGCTAAAGGTCAGATTGCCGATACAACAGTATATCCACCAACAGACGGCACAAGTATTAACACTTTTTTATCGACAGGCATGCAACCTTTGACTAAAAATAAAGATACAAAAATTTCTGTAGCGGCAGGCACAGTAACAGTGGTGATCTCATGAATTATTCTGAACTATTAACAAATGTAAGAAACTACACAGAGGTAGGGTCTGAAGTATTATCTGATTCTATTATTGATGTGTTTATTGAAAATGTTGAAAACAAAATTCAAAGAGAATTAGATTTAGATGCTTTTCGAAAATTTCAGTTTTCAAGTTTTACTATAGGTAGTCCTTTCATCACCGTACCCGATGATTTTGCTTTTGAGCGAGGAGTTCAAATCAAAGATCAAATTACCGGTGATCGAACATGGCTAGAGCAAAGAGATACGACATTTATTGATGAGTATAATAAAGATCGTTCTGATACAGGAACGCCCAAATACTATGCAAACTGGGATCAAAACACTATCATGGTAGCTCCCACTCCTGATTTAGCCTATGAGATTGAATTATGGTACAACAAAACACCCGATCATTTATCCAGTAGTCAAACGACAACTTGGTTGTCTACTAACGCACCCGAAGTTTTAATTTATGGCACAGTGTCTGAAGCTTTTTCCTACTTGAAAAATCCTCCATATGTGCAATTATACGAACAAAAGTATGCTCAGGCAGTGCAAAATTTAGCACAAACTCAAATGGGCAGAAAACGTAGAGATGAATACGCAGATGGGGTCCTCCGTATTCCTCTTAGATCAGTAGATCCCGGAGGTAAGTAAAGATGGCAATTACACAAGCAGTCTGTGATAGTTTTAAGGTAGAACTATTAGAAGGCGAACATGACTTTCGTGCTTCTGGTGGTGACGCTTTTAAATTAGCTCTGTATGACGCTTCAGCAACATTAAGTAATACTACTACTGCATATACAACTTCTAACGAAGTGAGTGCTTCAGGAACATATTCCGCAGGTGGTGGTGCTTTAACTAATGCTGGTGCTGCGGGTACAGGTGCAACAGCATTTATTGATTTCAGTGATTTAAGTTTCACCAGTGCTACAATTTCAGCACAAGCTGCCGTTATCTATAACTCCAATGCTTCTGCAACAACAAACACAAATGCAGCAGTAATGGTTTTAGATTTTGGTGCAGTGAAGACTTCAACATCAGGAACTTTTACAATTCAATTCCCAACAGCCGACGCTTCTAACGCAATCCTAAGAATATCCTAAGGAGTAGTTCGTGGCATTTGTTGTAGCGGATAGAGTTAAAGAAACCAGTACAACAACTGGAACAGGCGATTTTACATTAGCAGGGGCAGAGGATGGCTTTCAAGCTTTCAGTGCAGCCATCGGCACTGGTAACTCGACCTTCTATTGTATATCTGATCAATCTGGTACAGATTTCGAAGTAGGTGTTGGCACCCTAACTGCTGGCACCACTTTTCAAAGAGATGCAGTTCTTACTTCATCTAATTCAAATAATCTTGTAAACTTTGGAGCAGGGACTAAGGATGTATTCTGTACACAACCTGCAGAACAACCTCACGATTCAACCTTGGTAGCATCCATAGCCCTAGGATAAGGCTATGTTTTTTGGAAGACTCTCATTTGCGGAAGACGCTTTCGCCGCTCAAGGTGGCATCGCTCAAGTTGATGTTGTTGTTAGCCTAACAGGTGAACAATTATCGACAGCGATTGGTAATGCGACTGTTATCGGAAACGCTGTTGTTTCTGTTACAGGAGAAAGTCTAACTACTGTTCAAGGAACTGCAACTGCTTCAGGTGCAGCGACCGTTCTTGTTACGGGAGAAAGTTTATCAACCACACAAGGTACAGCCACTGCTGTAGGATCAGCAGTTGTATCTGTCACAGGTGAAGCCTTAACCACCATCATTGGCGATGAAACCGTATCTGGTGATGCCAATGTATCTCTCACAGGCGAAAGTTTAAGTTCTACTCAAGGAAGTGTCACTGTTGATGCAGGAGCCATTGTTTCGGTCACAGGAGAAGAAATCACTTCTACTCAAGGAAGTGTTCAAGTTAATCTTCCTGACGTTACTGTTTCTCTTACAGGTGAGGCCATGTCCACAGCGATTGGTCCTTACTCTATCGTAGCCGGTGGTCAAACAACCATTGTCGTCGGTGCAGAAACTTTAATAGAAACTTCGATTGGTGATTCTGTCGTTACAGGTTCTGCTGTTGTTGCAGTTACTGGCGAGGGAATGAGAACAGGATTACCCGGTGATCCAAATGAATATTCAGCAGAAGGATCAACTGCTCTATCAACTGATGAAGCAAAGTTTGGAGTATCCTCTGTTGAGTTTGATGGAACATCAGGACAAGGAGTACAGCAAAACGTATCTTCTGGTTTTGCAAGTGGTGACTTTACTTCTGAATTTTGGATTTATAGTTCTAGTATTCGAAGTCAAAACTGTACGCTATGGGATTTTAGAATAAGTGGAATTGGTCTTTTATTAACTAATTTTAATGGTCAAATATCTTTCTTTAAAGACGGTTCTGGAAATAGTTCTCCGACAAGTATTTTAACTAAC